CACGCATGTCGCAAGACCTCTGCGGTCTCATATTGTGGTCTGACAGGTTAATAAATTGAGCTCACTATAAAAAATTTTAAGAAAATAATTGTAAATTAAATTTTCCTGGTAAGATCCGACAAGTCGAATCGTACTAAAAAGTAGTGAATTCGAACCTGTCAACGATACAACCACTATGGTCGTACCGTGTCCCCGGCTCTAGGGACGTTTAAGCTGGCGGAATACCCTCCGTCCAAAAAGGAGGAGGGCCTATGTAAAAGAAGGGTGTAAAATCTTCTCCCGCTGCATAGAAAATAGGCATAGTAAATGCCTCGTTTGATACTGAACTGGTATTGAAAGAAACCTTATAACATGGCGTGTTAAAAGGTCCATTTTCGGAAAACCCAGGTGCTTGGCGTGCCAATGAAAACCGATACTCGGAGTAATATGGCACTTCAAAACTCAACAAAGGATTAACATCTGGTGACAAAATTGCACCACCTTCCATACCTGTAAGGTCATCATAGAAGACGACGTCTCTTTGGTAATCAGCATTCAGGTTTGATCCAGCCGAATTGGAAAAATTGGAAGGTTGACAATTAGTGTAACGAGTGACAAAAGGGCTAACAGTTGTTTTACAGCAATTTACTGCCTGAGTGTCTACCAAAACACGAACAGAACCACGCCAACCTATGTAAGCGGAAGTAATATAGGTTATTAGAGGCGTGTTCCCGTACGCATACTCATTGGTCGCTCCCACATTTCTAAGAACATTGGACGCATTCGGTGAGTAAAAACCAGGATAGAAAGGCAATGCTGGACGTTGAAATCTCTTGCGAAATTGGGCGGTATCATTAAACAAAGATGTATAAGTTTCATGACGTGTATATCTTTTCAACAGCTGTCTAAAACTACGAACCACTTCACCAAAATGAACGTGATTCGTGGCATCGACCAAACTAGTGGTCGCCATAGCTGTCTCTTCAGCTTGAGGTTCAATATCCTCTGATGCTAATGGTTTGGCATCATCAGAAGCCCTCAATCTGTTGACATTTTCGCCTGTTGGCATAGCCAATTCAAAATCATCTCCTGCAGAAACCCAACACAAAATGGTTACATCACTGTTAATAGTAGAATCAGGAGTCACAAGTTTGTTAGCTACACGAACGGAAACAGTACCGTTACCGTAGTTATCAATAGAAGAATCGTAAAATAAAGGTGTTGTACTAAAAAGATCGTCTTCTACATTAGTTATATCACCCGTATCACGGTAAGTGGTTGCTTGTCCCCACCCAACAACGTAATCAAATTCTGTTGTTTCTGCTAAATCAACAATCATGTTGTGCGCAGTATTGTACTCACCTAAACTGTTATCAAAAGGTCGAGTACGAGTGGGATCATAAGTAACTACAATCCGTCCACGATGAAAAGCGGAAGCTAAAACCTTGAAATGAAAACGAATAGATCCCCTCCATTTCTTAAAAGGTAAAGTAGCAAAAGACATTGCAGTATGACATTGACTATTATCTGCATTGTCTCTATACAACATGGGATTAACAATCGAGTTCCATAGTAACGCCTCCTCTGAAGCTGTGCGTTGCCACTGAAACTGGCAATAGTAGGAAGGCCTGCTGGCAATGTAATGAATGTCCAATTCATCGCCACCAGACAAACCCACAGTACGACTGTCAATCGTTAGCTCCTGCTTACAATCAACTGTGAGCTTTGCTGTGTCGTCGGGCATATTGGTAACTGCCATAGACCCTTTAGAAATAGGTCGATAAACAGAAGAGTCTAGCAGCACAGGTCTGCTATACCCAAAAACTGATGCTATAGCTGCAACAGACGTTGCACCTATCTCTGTAGCACGTGCATAAGGCCCAATCCAAGGTGCTTTCGTCAAGCGGGCTGCTATATTTGCAATTATACCGGCCGGCTTGCTAATGGGACCACTTCCAGTAGTGTACTCATCAGCCTGAGGTACAATAGAAGTAGGATCAACGTGAGTTGGTACTGCCAAACGCACATTGGTAGCCCACGCAAACACTTGTATGTCTACATTACCATCAGCATCATTTGCATGCTTCAATGGTGTGAAACTTTCAAGTGTGCATATCCCCATCTTAGTCCAATCCTGCCGGGTAATATCCATGGCATTCTTGTAAAAGAAGAAAGGGCAAGTCATCTCGCCACCAGAACTTGTCGTCGGATTAATAAAAATCATTGGTCTCTGAGTCGACAAAGTTCGATAAGAATCTGCGGGATCTGAAATGTTGGAATAATTGTCATTATTGGGCAATGGCAAATAATTCATCATAGCACCTCCAAAGTGAAATGGGGTACCATTGATAAGCAACTTAACATGCAAATCACATTGCATAAGCTTAAAATTAGCAATCCTGTTAATCACTCTCTTGTTCGTAAAGAATAACTCCCAAGGATTAAAAGCATCGTATAGGCCACCTGCAGCTGGCCAAGTTACATCACGAATTTTGATTGGTCGTGACATAAAATTTTCCAATGACATATCACCTGTCATTGGTGCCTCAGTTAAAACAGTTGTAGGAGCTTCTATACCTGTGCGTTCACCGGGATCCAAATCCCGAAACACCACAGTTTCGACGTTCTCAACTGTTTCTTGTCCCACTACTTCGTCTGAATGTGGGAAAATCGCGCTATCCAGCGCTAGTTTTTCTGAGGATAAAACTGAACCTTCAACAAATGTAAAATATGTAAAATGTGTAATCCATTAATGTACAATTGAACGTAACCGGATCAGGCCGTTCAAGGTTTTATGTTCAAGTTGTGTTAGCGAAACACTCTCCTAAATAAGAGTAAACCACGAGGGGTTTGCTTAACAATACAAAGCCTAATATAAAATAAATAGAACATGAAATATGTATACTGGTAACCAATAATATTGTTTCTTTTGTTTTAGTGTGCACAGAGAGCGCACAGAGGGATAAAATAATTTTTCCAATTAATCGTACTTCTCTTTCCAATAAAGTACTCGTGTGTCAAAATCAGTTTCCAAAGCCATAACTGGCAAGGAATTTCTTC